GTTTCTTGGCCGTTGGGTATGTAACAAGCATTGTGTAGCACTTCTTTTTATTTTGTTTTGTGGTATAAGTTGATCTTTTTATGTGGATTGGGTTAGTAGCTGTTCTGCATGCGCGCATTGACGTTGGACACCAGGCTGATCTCAGCACAGAGGTTGAGATTTGGTGCAGCAGCAGCGGTATTCCACGTTAGGGTACCTGCTGCGTTGCCTCCGGCGTAGACCTCGGCTTCTGTCAGTTTGAGGAAGAAGTTGAAGATCGATCCGTTGAAGAGGGCGTATGCTGTGAATCCGTCGTCACCTGGTTGCGAGACAGCCGCACCGTTGTACGGGATGGCAAACAGGTTGGCCGGCGTGACGCCGGCCCACGCAGCGTTGACGAGCTGACTGTTGGTGAAGTCGAAGATCACCTTGTAGATGTCTCCGGCCAGCACACCAACTGGGAACACTGCTGGCGCACCAGACACCTGGTTTCCTGCGAGGGACATGGTGACTGGGTTGTTTGCGACGAGAGCAGCAATCTGCCGGAAGCAGACTGGTGACCACTGACCACGAGTGACCGGCAGGAGGCCGGCACGCGGGTTTGCTTGGAGCTGCTTGAAGGTAATGTCATAGTCGATGATGACGTAACCTGGCGAACTGACGGACGATGTCTTGGAATACAAGAACACCGTCCCATTGGCTTCCTCGTTGAGGTCCTCTGCGACTCCGTAGTTCGTTGACTTGAACTCGGGGTCGGGACGAACCATGGCTGTGTGGTTCATCCACTGCGGCCCGAGCACCGTGTTCGCATCCGAAAGAACGAAAGGAAGGAACGATGAACTGGTCGAGTCGATAGCCGGGCCGGCTCGGTCACGCTCGTAGTAGAACATGATGTCTCCGGTCTGCGATGTGGCAGAAGATGTAATGTAGTGGACTGCTACCGCGTTGAAACGGAAGTAGCCATACATCTGGGCGTAGGCTTTGAGGGCGGTGGCTGGCATCACGCTCGGCGTGAGAGGCAAACCACCAATGAGGGTCCAATCAGTGACAGCAGCAGCAGTAGCACCGGCTTGGAAAGCGAAGTCTCGGCCCTGAATGCGGCATCCGTCGGCGGTAACGGATACAACGGGCTTCGAACCACGCAAACTATTGCCGATAGCGACAGGAGCAGTGGTGATAGCAGAAACAGGGCCGAACTGAGTTCTCTGAGCCTTCTGTTTCTTCGTCGGTGGGCCAGAGCGTCGCTGAGGTGCAGGGCGCTTAACCATTTTGTGATCAATTGAAGTGTGTTGATGATGATGATGATGTAATCTATCTTTAGCGTTTGTGTTGGGCGGTGGGGTGTAGGACTTCAGGGTGTTTGTCAAGCCACACAGACACAGCTTGGAGCTGGTCGGGGTGGTACTTCAGATACAGCATGACGTCAGCAGCAGTCGGAGCCACGCGCTTCTTACGCAACGGTCGGTACGGTTGCGCAGCTTGTGGACGAACTGCATTTGGTGCTGCGTGCGCTGGTTGTTCTGGAGCAATCTTTGTCTTGCCAAACCTCATCTCTGAAGGGTTTTCTAGTTTTTCGGGTTTTTGTTGTGGGGCTTCGACAGCGTCGAATTTTTGTGGAGTTTTTGTTGGGTGCTTAATGGGGATGCTTTTCTTTTGGTCATTCACCTCAAGGGCGTAAGATTGGTGTGTGTCCTTGTAGGGGTCGGTCGCGTAATAGTCTCTAACCTCGGCTTTGTACTTGTCCAGATTGATCAAAAGATCATTCTGTCTGAACACGTTACGCACCGCGGCGACTGCTAACCCACCCACTGCTCCAGGGAGACCACCAAACTTCATGCCTGAAGCCAGTGCCTCGCCGTACTCGTAAGCACGGTTCTTAGTGTAATTTCCATAGACAGGCAGACCACGTATCAGTCGAGCTGAGGCGGAGTCTATCGTCTTCAATGTGTCCTGGTATATGATGTCAGCGGCGATCCGGTGACTCTCATCCTTGAACTTAGCATAAGCCGAGTCGTGCAAGCGACTGGCTCGATCCAGGTCTGTAAGAGGAGCCGTTGCTCCGAACTGTACAGACTCTTGAAACTTCCCATCAGACCAGTAGGGCCCTGTGTAGTTATCCATTTTTGTGCCCCGCCCAGACACCGATTCTTTTCTCAATAGGTACCCGGTATCATCCGGGATTCTGACCTTTCATATCTCGCTAAAGATCCACAGCAGTGAAAACCGTCAGAAGCCGGTAATCAACACACTGTGTGAGTGAAGAGTTGTAGCAGGCATCGCGCAGTGACGCGACCGCTTCTTCCATTGACACGCCGTAACGCTCGAGGAAAAACACTTCTGTGTCCACGTTGGGTTTGTGCTTGCGGACGGCCATCGATTTATAGATGATCCTCTGATCGGCAAACTTCTTAACCTTTACGTGCGGTATCTTGCTCAGGCAAATGCGCGCATACTCAGCGAAGACTCCGATGAATCCAGCCTCGATCTGCAGCCCGTGCAACATACCTTTTACCTCGCCCGCGTCCAACTTTCTCAGGCTGAATCCCAACTTCGGCAACCTCTTGCCGAGCTTGGGCCCGAGAACGTAGGAGTCCTCAACTGGCCAGAACAACGACGAACAGTACTCCACATCGTACCACTCAGTCGACACTTTCACCTTGGCATTGAACCCAAGGGTGAGGAATGCTGTGCGCAACAGCTTCCCCAACACTTCACGATGCTTGGAAGACAAATGGCCCTCAATGACCAACATGTTATCGTCTCCGTGCACGAGCATCTTGTACTCGCAACGGACGATCTCCATGAACTTCCTCATGCACCATTCCATGGTGGCACCATTATTCAACGAGTTTCGAGCCGATGTATCGGCCGACCCACTAGTCATGGTGTAATCCACAGTGTATTTTGCTCCTTTTCCTGTGTAACCGAATGCACGTTTCATAGACGTCATGGCAAACGCTGCGTTGCCATACTCATTAATGCCGCATCTTTCATAGACGCGTGCCCCGTTCTCGTAACAGCCCTCGCCCTGGCAGGAATCGTACCTGCTGGCGTCGCACTCAACGATGGTAACGTCCCTATCCCCATAGGTCGCTCTCCACTCGCCGATTTCTTCAGCTGTCATACCAGACGTGTAGCAGATCTTGTTGTCTGCGTTCCACTTCTTGGCCAACTGTTTAGAAAACTTGTGCATAAAAGGGCCGTAACTGACACTAAGGCGGTCGGTTCCAGCTTGGATGGCTCTTGGGTCGAAATCCTGGCAGCTCTCGCCACCTTTCATCGTCAGCTCCCGCTTGACGAACAACGACCGTTGAAAATCCTCCTGACATAAATCCTTCTCTTCCAGAGATTCCCAAGCCTTCTGATGGCGGGCTCTCTTGTCTTTCGGGAAGCGGATGTTCCAAGCGAGGAAGTCATTCTCGAGGTCTCCTGTGAGATCCTCGAAATCGTGCGTCAACTCTTTGGTCAACTCGTACACTTCTTCCCAGGCTTGCATGTCTGGCTTTGGGGTGGCCACCAGTGCTCTGTTAACCATGGCTACTACTTCGTTGTTTTTCGAAGCGTACGGAACCAAGGGTATATAGGAGCTAAACGTGATGGCTACTGGGTGGAATTGGGGACGATCCTCGTCAACCTCTATCCGCTCAGCGTTACTGATCTTGGACGATACTTTCATCGCCGCAAGGGGCATTGGGGACTCATAACCTGGCAGTCCACGGGGCCAGGCTTTCGCAGCATTAAAGGAGGGTGCTGGCACTGAAGACCGGTCGAGGTTGTACGCGGCCGCAGTCTCGTAAGACGCGCTCGTGGAGCCGCAGCAGATCAAGGAAGTCCACTCGAGGGACAAACTGTCTGCTAGCGCTCTATACAACCGGTGCATTCTTGGTGTGCAAAGGCGGTTGAAAGCGATGATCTCGTCATTCAACGTGTAGACAAATGCCATGGCTGCTCCGTAAACAGCACACGTCAATTGCATCTCCACTGGGATCGACATTTTAGCCGAACTAGCCAACTTCTTGGCGGTGTTGATGCACAGTCGCAAGCCGGCCTTGTCCCTAGGGACGCCGACCATCTTCAAAGCGACGGTCTTCACAAAGTCTTTTGGCAGTAGGACCTGTTTGGTCCCCCGCTTCCGTATCCACATAAAACACCCACAGCTCTCGATACGAGCATTCGACATCTGAAGCAGCTCCAGAGTTGGTTTAAAGTTCGTCTCGTCTCCCAAATTCAGGAGGCCCATGACTGGGCCCCTGTGGGAATTACGATCCAAGCTATCCAACAATGGTAGCGGTTCATAAGCATCGATAATGGGCGTCGCAGGCAAATCGGCAGCGACAAAGCGTAGTATCCAAGAATCTCCAACTTGGTAACCATTCCACGCCATCGCGACTTTCTTTCCTTTAACCTTCTCCTCGTAATAGGTACTCTTCAGCCAGAAACATGGATCATGGCTGTACCCTACGAGATTGCCCAGAACATTCATCCTGACGGAGAGTTTATCTCCGGTCATCATTTGATATGACGACTCAACGTAGTCCCCGTTGTCGTGCATCGTCCCGTACATCTGGTCGAACATGTGCACCACAGCTACCAACGTTTTGGCTTTGCTGCGGTACAACAGGGTCATCACCTCACCAGGTGTGAGATAGTACAAGGAGTGCACAGCCAGATAAGCGTCCGGCTGAACTACGCAATCAAGTGCGTTCTGTGAGCATTTGTTGACGTCGCCGCGGTATTCAGATCTCCGGACGACGTCGCTGCTGGACAATATGGGGTTGCAACTGTGCACGTTGCTACGCTGCATGGAAGCGTGTCGATTCGCGTTTCCCCCTATGTCATTTATTGAGCCACCCGGAACCAACCTCATTAGGTCCCGGTATGCCAACTCTTCACAGATTGCCCTCTCGGTGGCTCCGAGGGGGTGCGGGTGTGTAGCACCTTGACCGAACTCAAAAGTCCAGTCAGGGAACACACTCTGTATCCGCTTCATCTGCACATCCGACACTCGATGGTGTCTCTTAAATGTGTTGTCTCTCATCAAAGACTGGGAACGTTCTCCCTGGGATTTGTGCCCCTCCCGCCGTTGCGGGTTGTGTGAGCTATCTGAGCTCATGCTTG